CCGCGCCTGCGGCAGATCCCGCCGCCGTGCGCGAAGGACTGCCCGGGACGCGAGGCCGGATGCAGCGCACGCTGCTGCAGCTGGACGCTCTATGAGAGCATCCGGAATTACATTTACGACGTCAATCACAAGGACAAAATCAGTCTGGAACCAGACAGAGCCGCCGCCCGGCAGATCGAGCGGGCGGCAAATAAGGACAGGAGGGGCAAGACCTATGCAGCAAAATAGTATCAGCTATCCGGGCGAACGGCCCGCGAAGCGCGCGGATATCGTCGAGCAGCCGGGATATACCGGCAAGCATTATTTCGTGGTGAATTACGCAGGCCGCCAGCTGACGGTACACGCGGCGGATGAAACGGCGGCCCTGTTCTGGGCGGCCAAGCGCTGGGGCTACAGCTTCAAACGGCCGGAATACAACCAGACGGCAAGTGTAGCCAAGCTCGGCTATCAGCCGGACAGGATGTTCGGATAAAAAATGCCCTCGACCGGTTCCAGCCGGACGAGGGCAGAGAAGCCTAAACTTCCCCGTAACAAGTTAAGTACAAGGAGAGTATACCATGAAAAATCCATATTTGCAAGAGGTAACGGAGATCATCCGCAAGCAACAGGGGCCGCGCGGCCCGGTGTGGATGTGCGGCGAGCAGCTGCTGGAGATGATCGCGCCGGATGAGGCGGCGGCAAAGCTGGTGCTGGACGATCTGAAGCACGGCGGCATGAGCCTCAAGGGCTGCGAGGCCGAAATCAGAGCGTTCGCGCAAAAAAACGGCAGCTGCTGCACCGGGGCGGAGGCCGAGAAGATCATCCGCAAATACTTCGGCCTGCCGGAGCAGACGGAAGCGCCGAAACCGGAGCCCGCCGCGCCTCCCGCGCTGGCCGGAAACATCGTGAATCTGGAGGATTTCTTCGGATGAGCGAACAGATCGATTATGAGGAGCGGCTGCCGAGGCAGCCGTCCGAGGGTGCGCTGGACTGGTGCATCAGGACGAAATTCAAAACAGAGTACGCGATCTACAGAGATACATATTACCGCGATCCGCTGTCTGGCATGCGCGAAAACGCTGTGTCCGTGGCCTGCACGGCCTGCGGCGGCAGCTGGATCGCAGAGAAGGTCAGAGGGGCAGACTGCGGCAAAGGCTGGGCGCCGTTCGGCTTCGTGGAGGGCATCATGCAGATCGGCCCGGAGGACAAATTCCGCTGTCCGCAGTGCGGCGCGGAGCTTCGGGCAAAGCACGTCGGGCAGCTCTCACGGGCCGGGATCGACGATAACGTCTATTTCTGCGAACCATGGCAGCTGGGAGAGAAATTCGTCCTGCTAGGCTGGCGGGCGGAGCGGAACATCGGCAAGGACGCGCAGAAAGTTTACCGGATGTGGCCGTATGAGGCGTATGTATTTGAGCAGAAAAAGACCGTCCGGCTGACAGGCTATCAGAAATTCATGAACACGATCCGTTATTTTGACAGCTGGCGGCAGGTGAAGCGATGTGACGACAGATGGGGCAAGACGCTGAATGAAAACTGGTTCTGCAAGCCGGAAGATCTATCCGGCACGACCATTGAGAACGCCGCTCTGCCGCAATACATGAAAGCGGCCGGAGACGAGGCGCGGCCAGTTGCGTATCTGCGCCTCTGGCAGAAGCACCGGAACATCGAGAATCTGATCGTGCAGGGCTGCGGGGGCATGGTCGCAAGGGCGATCGCGTGGGATACGCAGAGCTGGGACTACTGCGGCGGGCACAGCGCAAAGCTGGAATGGGTAGACTGGAAGCAGAAGCGCCCGGCCCGGATGCTGGGGCTGGACAGGCAGGAATTCGCGCTCTGCGTCCGGGAGAAATGGACGCAGAACGATCTTGCGAAATACAAGATGGTGCGGGCGTTTGAGCCGGTACGGCTGCCGGAGGACTGGAACCTGATGAAAAATCTGCAGATCTACAATCTGAACAAGTTGTGCAGCGAAAAAGCATTGCTGCCGGACGCCGTGGGCGGAAAAAGCATGCAGCTCTGGCGCGGCCGGCTGACCGTCATGCGCTGCCTGCGGTATCTGGAACGGCAAAAGTCCGACATCACAACGCTGCTAGACTACTGGAGTATGGCCCGCCGCGCCGGGCTTGACCTGCGGGATGAGCACGTCCAGCTCCCGAAAAGCCTCAAGCGCGAGCACGACCGGCTCGTGGAGGCGGAGCGGATCGCGCGGAATGAGGAAGAAAAGCGCAGGAAGCAGGCCGAGATCGAAAAGCGCCGCCCGGCATTTGAGAAGGTCGTCGCGCCTCTGGAGGCGTGGGCCTGGGAGGACGCTGGGATCTGCATCCGGCCTGTCCGCACAGAGGAAGAGCTGGCCGACGAGGGCAGTGCCCTTCAACACTGTGTCGGAACCTACGGCGCGACCGTGGCGCGCGGAGAAAGCTGCATTTTCTTCATCCGCCGCGCGGACGCGCCGGACAAGCCGTGGGACACGCTGCAGGTGGAACTGAAAACGGTGAAAGAGCTTCAGAACCACGGCCTGCGGAACTGTGCGCCGACGAAAGAAGTGCAGGAATTTGTAGACAGATGGCTCGAACACATCCGGCGGATGAAACGCGCCGGAGCGAAAACGAAAAAGGAGGCAGCGGCATGAGTGAACAGAATCTGATGGTATCCCCGGAAAAGCTGGGCGCGGAGATCCGCGAGCTGACCCGGCAGGCAAAGGCCATGACGCTTTACTATGGCGTCGAGATCGGCCGGCGGCTGGAGGCCGCAAAGAGCATGGTCCCGTATGGCGGCTGGGGCGCGTGGCTGAAGGAAAACACGGAGTTTTCTCAGGCAACCGCGACCAGATTTATGCGGGTATTCAATGAATATGGCGCGGCGCAGATCGGCATTTTCGGGGCTGTGCCAGAATCGTCAACGTTGCAAAATCTCAGTATTTCCAATGCTTTGCGGCTTCTGGCCGTGCCGGAAGACGAGCGCGAGGAATTTGCCGAAGCAGTCGATGCAGAGAATCTTTCCGCCCGGGAACTGGAAAAAGCAATCAAGGAGCGGGACGCCGCCCGGCAGGAGCGGGAAAGCGCCCTGCGGCAGGCAAACAGCGATTCCCTTCGCGCCGAGAACGCGAAAAAAGAGGCGCAGGAAGCCTATGAGAAGCTGCGCGGCATGGAAGATGAGCTGACCGCCGCGAAGGACGAGGCCTGCCGCATGGCGGACGAGCTGGAAGCGCTCCGGAATCGCCCAGTCGAGGTCGCTGTCCAGCGCGACGAGCAGGCAATCCGGGACGCGGAGGCCAAGGTCCAGGCGCAGGCGGAAACGGAGCTGCGCAAAAAGACCGACGAATGGCGGAAGCAGACCACAAAGACCGAACAGGAGATCGAGCGCGTCCGCAAGGAGGCGGAGAGCCTGAAGCAGCAGCTGACAGCGGCAAAGGCAATGGCGGAAGCCGCCTCTTCGGACGCGGAAAAGGAGCGTCTGACCGGAGAGATCGAGGATCTGCGCAGAAAGCTTGCCATGTCCGACAAGGACGTAACGGCCGCGCACCTGCATTTCAGCCAGTGGCAGGCGGCATTCAACCAACTGACGCAGGCTGTCAGCCGCATCGAGGACGAGGACAAGGTCGGAAAGCTCTGCGCAGCCATCCGCGCCCAACTGGCCGCGTGGGGGAAGGCAATGGAGGGCACGCCATGACAGAAAAGGAAATCGTGCGGGCGCTGCGGTGCTGCGCGAAGGGGCTTGGACACGACGACGCGTGCGAAAACTGCAAGGTCGGAGAAATCCAAGATCGGCGGGAATACATCGAGTTTGCGGCAGCTAACGCAATCGAGCGCCTGACCGCCGAGAACGCGGCGCTGCGGGAGAAGGTGCCGCAGTGGATCAGCGTGGAGGACAGACTGCCAATAGACCGTCTCAGCAAATATCTCGTTGCTTTTCGGGACGCGGGCGGCTCGATTGTAGATATGGCAAGATACTTTCCGAGCGACGGATGGACGTGCGATAACTGGGAGGTACCGCAGAACTTGATTACTCACTGGATGCCGCCGCCGGAAGCACCGGAGGTGGATTTATGAAAAGCCCCCTTCTTTGCCGCATGGGTCTGCACAAGCTGGACAAGTATACGTATGTGCAGGTAACACGCCGCAGAAGCAAGCGGCACGGTGGGAAGTATCACACAAATTACGCAATCTGTGAACGGTGTGGAAAACTCTGTTACCGGGTGCGTCTATTTCAGAAACTGGACATAACACAAACTACCGGACGCGCCGGAGGAAGGAGACAAGCATGATAGCTGTTTTAATCAGCATTCGCCCGGAGTGGTGCGAGAAGATCATCAACGGGCGGAAGACCATCGAGGTGCGCAAGACGCGCCCGAAGATGAACACACCGTTTAAGTGCTACATCTACGAATGCGGAAACGGCAAAGTCATCGGGGAATTTCTGTGCGATGAGATCATCAACATTAACGGCGCGGGAAGGATCCCGTCGGATGCTGCGCGGCCAACCTGCCTAGAGCCTGCGGAGCTGCACCAGTATCTCGGAGCTGCCACAGGCTTCGGCTGGCACATCTCCAATCTCAAGATTTACGACACCCCGCGCGAACTGCGGGAATTTTACGCTGTGCCAAATGAGGTAGAGGTAGCGCTCAAGGCAAAACCCAAGCCGGTCACCCGCCCGCCGCAGAGCTGGCGGTATGTGGAGGAAGAACTATGGAACGACTGACTTATTTCAAAGACGGATACTGGCGGGTAAATTTCAGCGGAGTGCAGTACCCGGCGGATTTTGTTGATCGCCTCGCGGCCTACAAGGAAACGTGCCTGACGCCGGAGGAAATCAAGGTTCCATTTACGGAGGACACGATGATAAATCTGGCAGCGCAGGCGCTGGGAGTGGAGCCTAGCCGCCTCCGCGAGCTTGCCGAGGCCGACAAGGACGGGCGCGTCATTATATTGCCGTGCAAGGTGTACGAGACTGACGGGGTGAGGGTGTATGAGCACACGGTGCGCGAGGTCATCTACGAGACGGCAGGCGGCCCGGCTTTCGATAAAAATGCAATCGGGAAGAGCATATTTTTAACCCGCGAAGAAGCCGAGAGGGCTTCGCGGGAAACACAAGGGAAGGAGGATGCCGATGGAGCGACTGACAAGCCGGAATGAAGATTGTGTTCTGGTAAATGGGCACGGTCTGTACCACTTAACGATGACCGAAGTCGTTCAGATGGCAGATCGACTCGCGGCCTACGAGGATACGGGGCTGACGCCAAAAGAGGTAACTGCGCTAGGAGAGCTGTTCGATTACGCGCTGAAAGAATCAAAAACGCTGACTGAGCAGCTTACATTGCTCAAGCACATCCGCAAGCTTGCCGAGGCCGACAAGGACGGGCGCGTCCTGATTCTGCCGTGCAAAGGATATTCGGACATTGAGATCGTTAGAAACGGGATTTCGTACAAACCGGATCACTGGAATATCCATCTGACGGCGTTCGCACATGGCCAGAATACGCCGAGTGGAATAAAGGTCGGACTGTTTGACATTGGGGAGGTCGAGCTGGCTTTGCAGGAAATGGATGGAAGGTCATGAAAAAGATCGTAAATGCGTTCGGCGTGCCAGAGGGGGAACTTTGAAATGATTGGTTACATCAAAGACAAGGACGTCTACGCGCTCTTTGACGAGCGCGGGACTGCTCGCTTGCACGTCGGGGACATCGACAGACTGGAAAGGATATACTTCCCCGCCGAACTGCACGTTGGAGATCGCGCGTGGAAGAAGGCCATGAGCATCCTTGATAAGAAATACGCGGAAGCAAAAAAGATGCCGTTCGTCCGTGACCCGCTGGCATGGGCACTGTATCACACTTGGAGGGAGTTTGACGATGGAAAACGTTGCGACTGAAGAATTTATCAGCAGAACCGAGGCACTGAAAGACTTTGAATCCTGCAACGCGGAAAATCCGAACTGGACACCGCAGCGGGTAAAAACGCTCCTGCTGCGTCAGCCCGCCGCCGACGTTGCGGAGGTGGTGCATGGACAGTGGCTGCGAGCAGATGATGACTGGAATAGCCTCACAACAATTCAGTGCTCCCTTTGCAGCGAAGAGTGGTGCTTTGAGACGGACGATGACGTGAGCTTGCTGAATTACAAATACTGCCCCAACTGCGGGGCGAAGATGGATGGAGCTGCCGAATGAGCGGACTGCGGTTTGAAAGCATGGCGGACATGCCGCCGAGGAAGCGGGAGGCTTACGCGCGGCAGGTGCTCCCGGAGGCGCGGGCGCAGCAGAGCGCGGCCAAGTACCACAACGCGCCTGCCGAGCGGGCCGGGATCCGGTTCGACAGCCAGAAGGAGGCGCAGCGGTATGACGAGCTGATGGTGATGCTCCGGGCTGGCATTATCTCCGATCTGCGCCTGCAACCGCAGTTCACCTTGCAGGAGAGCTACATCACCGAGACTGGCGAGCGCATTCGCGCGGTGCGGTACACGGCGGACTTCTCGTACAAATTCGGCGGCAAGCTCGTCGTCGAGGATGTGAAGTCCACGCCGACGCGGACAAAGGAGTATCTGCGCAACCGGAAATTCATGCGATCAAAATTTGGAATCGACATACAGGAGATTTAAACATGCCGGAAGAAAAAAACGAGAGCAGCCCGCACGCAGGGTGCGGCCTGCCGAAAGGCGGAAACGCCTGCCAGTACGCAAAACTCGCACCGGATTTCTGCGAACGGTGCGGCTGGAATCCGGAGGAGCAGGCGCGGCGCAAGGCGCTGCCGTTCAAAAAGAGCGAGGACGGCCTGCTGCACAAGGATATCAGCACCAAGGAATAGGCAATCAGCCGGGGAACCTTATTTTTTGGACATATGCCGCAGCCGCTTTGCCTTGAGACGGCTGCGGGGGGAACTTTCCTCGGCTTTGCACCCGGCGCACGGTAAAACCCTCAAGCCCGTGCGCCGGGGATAAAAAAAGCGCGTGTGGGACGTGCGCGCGAACGGAACCAGTCAACGTTACCCCACCGTCGGGTCGGCATCGCCTGACGGTATCGCTTGCCTCCTTTTTTACAAAGCCGCCTGATGGCAGTCAAGGGCGGCTCGCCCGGAAATGCGCAGCGTTTGACAAGCGAGCGTGGCGCGCCGGTGCGCAGACGGTGAAACTCCGTCCTGCCTATGGGGGCCGGTATTCCGGCCCCCAGACGAAAGGATGAACATCATGAAGCAGGAATTAGTCAAGCTGATCTGCCCGCAGTGCGGGAAGGAATTTTACCGGACGCCGAGCTATCTGCGGCAGTACAACACATACAAGCCGTGCTGCTCACCGAAATGCAGGAACGCAAACATCAAAGCAGCGCGGACCGAAGGACACATACAGCGCGGAGAGCGCATGCGCGCCGAAAACGGCGAGCTCCGCCTGCCGCACAGCCGGGTAAACATCCGCATCACAAAGCCGGTAGAAATCTACCCGGAGCTGAGCCCGGTCGTCGGGCAGATCTACCCGGCGGAAAGATACAGCCCGCCAACAAGCACAAAGCAGTACGGCTATGTGATCCAGTCCGGCGGCAAACGCATCAATATCCGCGCCAATGAGTGCGTGGAAGTGTGAAAGGAGTATCAAAAATGGGGAAAATCATGGAGCTTTTTTACGGAGAGCTCGGGGCGTTTCAGGCGAAAATGGAAGACGACAAGTGGGAGGTTGAATTTCGGGATGAAAAATACCCGCCGAGGACCACGATGGATCAGCTTGTACCGCCGCTTTTTGAGATGACACCAGACGGCCAGAAGACCGAAGACCCGGCGTGCATACAGGTGATCGGCACGCCGGACATGCGGATCATCACGACCGGAAGGCTGCTGATCAGCAAAAAAGAGCTGACCAAGTACGTAAATACTGCACAGGGCTTGCTGCAGCTTTACCTGCACGCATTTATGCAGGAGCGGAAGGAAATGGAGGCGGCGCAGGAATGAGCAGAAAAGAAAAACGCCGGGAAGCGCTGCTGCTCGGCAAAAAAGATATGAGTTTTACGGAGATCATGCAGGCGATAGAGGCGTGCAGGGCGGACGACTGCGACAAGTGCCGGTTGAGCGGCGGACCCATCGCAGGCTGGTTCCCGGAGGATGTACCGGACTGCTATACCGTGCTGCTTAAAAACGCGGCGAAGCAGTTGCGCCGCACCGGGAATTGGTGGCGCTGGGATGATATCTTCCACGTCTACCGCTGCCCGGCCTGCGGCAGGCCGCAGAAGCCGCACGTCGAAGTCTGGAAAAAGGGCGGCGTGAGGAAGAGCCTGCCGCGCCGCTGCCAATACTGCCAAGCAACACTGGAAGGGATAGAAGGAGAAGAAAATGATCATTGAGATTTTGGAGCTTGCTGCTGCGCTGGAGTGGATCGCGCTGGGTGTGCTGGTGTTTTTTAAGCTGCGAAGCCTGAAAAGCAGGATAGACGCGTTGCTTGACGAAATGTGGCCGAAGTCTCCGGCTACACTGCGAGACGAGACACAAAACGGACCGGGTCCAGATCCGGCCGGGAAAAAAGGCCCATGGCCAATCTGCCCGGAATGTTGGGCTGTGGGCTGCTGCCGCTGGGACGAAAAGACAGATACGTGTACGTGTACGGCGTGCGGGTACACAGAAGAAGGGACTGCCAGTTGAACGCATGGCCGGAATCTCCGGCCACGCTTTGAGCGGGCAGAAGACCTGTAGGGGCGGACGGCTCTGTCTGCCCGGGAGAAAGAGGTGTGAATGATGGCAAAGAGGCACAAGCGCCGCCTGTTTACAGGGGCGGTATGTACGCAGATCGTTTATACCGTGTCCGATGGCGCGGACCAAAAGACCAGCAAGCCGCGAAAGCCGCGCTTCCAGACGCAGGCGGAGCGCGATGAATTCAACAGCAAGCAATCGCTGGATCGGCTCGTTGCGCTGATGAACGCCAATTTCTCGCCCACAAGCCTGTATTCCACCCTGACGTTGGATACAGAAAACGAGGTACATACCGCAGAGGAAATGCGCAGAGTGCGCGACAACCTTGTGCGCCGCATGCAGTATCACTATCCGGAGGCCAAAATCGTTGCTTTCTACGGAAGAGGAAAAACAACCAATCGCTTCCATTTGCACCTGGTAACAGAGGGAATCCCGGAAGAAGCTATCGGCGGGCTTTGGGGGCTCGGCAGCGTGATCGAGGTTCGGCACCTGCGAAAGCACAACTATTATATAGATGAGCAGGGAAACAAGGCCGACCACGGCCAGGACTACACAGCACTTGCCAGTTACCTGCATGCGCACTGGAGAAAAGAATTCGGCGGCCACCGGTACAAGGCGACGCGAAATTGTATCCGCCCCGAGCCGGAACCTGCGACCGAGGCCGTGCGCGAGTACAGCCCAAAGCATCCGCCCGTCGCCCCGCGCGGCTATATCCTCGTCGAGGCTCGGACGACAAAGTACGGGTATCAATATTATAAGTATGTAGTCGATCCAAGATCAGAGCACAAGCGGAACGGGAGCCGCTTAAATTAAGCCTTGTATATGCGTAAGGTTTTAGCACGAAGCAGGAAGGAAGTGGGGAAGTGTCAAAGCCGAGATACTGGTGGTACTGGAACGTCTGCCGCACCATCGGCGAATTCCCGAAACTGGACAGACAGGTTCGGGACATGAGCCGCCAGAAGATCACGCCGGGATATTCTGCACAGCCGGGCGGACATTCCGCCGGGCGCGCCGTCGAGGATATCGCTGTGCGCGTTTTATCTTCGCGGGAGTACGAGGACTATGCTGCCGTGCAAGCCGCGATCAATACCGCACAGACATGGCGGGACGGAGCCGATGTGCTGGAGGTCGTGCGCCTGCACGCATGGATCTGGCCGAGGGAAAGCCTGGAATCCGCCGCGCGCCGGGTGCATGTCAGCCAGTCGACAGCCAAGCGCATGTACAGCCGTTTTGTATACGAAGCGGCGCGGGAGCTTGGCTATCGCAAAAATTGAGCCAACAGGGCCAAAAAAATGTGCTACAGTGATAGCGTGAAGAATTGGAGGGAACAGGATGCAGCCATGGGCCGCGCGCTTTTACGCATCCGCGCGCTGGAAGAAATGCCGCGCCGGGTATATCAAGTTCCGCCGGACCATCGATGGCGGGCTGTGCGAAGAGTGCCGGGACAAGCCGGGCTACATCGTCCACCACAAGCGGGCGCTGACACCGGACAACATCACCGACCCGGATATCAGCCTGGCCTACTCCAACCTCGAGTTCGTCTGCAAAGACTGCCACGATCAGTTTGATGGGCACGGAGTCGCAAAATCTCTGACGAAAAAAATTTTCTTCGACGCCGCCGGCGACCCGATCCCCCCCGTCACGCGAGGCCGCGGCGCCGGCTGAATCACCGCACGCCCTACCTCGGAAGAATACGCAGGCCGTTCACGAGGCCCCCCTACAAAAGCGCGGCGATAAGTAATCTACGCGCACGCGCGGACAGACGGCAAAAATCACGCGAAAAGGAGGCGGTTTTTGTGGCGAACAGGCAGGAAAAGACAAAGGAACAGCGTATCCGCGCCGAGAAGACCAGACTCCGGAGGATCTACAAGCTTCTGCCGAAGGAAGCGGCCGGGACTGTCGCGGGACTCATCGATCAGGCAGCCTTTATGCGCATCGAGTGCGAGGATATGGCGGACGACCTGCGGGAAAACGGCTGGACGGAGAAATTCCAGCAGTCGGAGCGATTGGAGCCCTATGATCGCGCCCGGCCCATCGGGCAGGCATACAACTCGACAAACGCGAACTACCAGAAGATCATTAAGCAGCTCACGGCGCTCCTGCCGAAGCCGGACACCGCGCAGAAGCAGGAGGACGACGGCTTTGCAAGCTTTGTCCGGGAGCGTGACGAGAAATGAAACTCACGCGCTACCAGGCGACCTACAACCCCATCCTCGAATACTGGCAGGCCATACAGGACGGCCGCGAAGTCGTCAGCCTCAAAGTGCAGAAAACCTACCGGCACGTTGTAGAGCAACTGGGAGCGGAAAACTCCGAGTTTTACTACTCGCCGAAACGTGCCAATCACGTCCTAGAATTTTTTGAAAACTACTGCCACCACTCCAAGGGCAAGGCGGGCGGACAACTCGTCCGGCTGGAGCTATGGGAAAAAGCGCTGCTGGCGACTGTCTTCGGGTTTATCGACATCGAGGGAAACCGCCAGTACCGCGAGGCCATCCTCATCGTCGGCAAGAAAAACGGCAAATCGCTGCTGGCCTCCGGCGTCGGCCTGTATCTCCAGCTTGCGGACGGCGAGGCTGGCCCAGAGGTTTACGCCGTGGCAACCAAGCGGGACCAGGCGAAGATCATCTGGCAGGAAGCAAAGCGCATGGTGCAGAAATCACCGGCGCTGCGCAAACGGACGCGCTGTCTGGTCGGCGAGGTGGACAGCGATTATAACGACGGCGTATTCAAGCCGCTGTCCTCGGACAGCGACACGCTCGACGGCCTGAATATCCACGGGGCCATGATGGACGAGATCCATCAGTGGAAAAACGGCAGACCGCTGTACGACATCATTGCCGACGGCGATCAAGCCCGCGCACAGCCGCTGCGATTCATCACCTCCACAGCCGGCACCATTCGAGAAGATATCTACGACGAAAAATACGAAGAGGCCGAGCGCATCATAAACGGCTACGAAGATCCGGACGGGTACCACGACCCGCGCCGGATCGCGTTTATTTACGAGCTCGACAAACGCAGCGAGTGGACAGACCCGGACTGCTGGAAAAAGGCAAATCCGGGGCTCGGGACGATCAAGAGCTACACGGCGCTGAAAGAGCGGGTCGAGCGGGCAGAGAAAAACCCAGCCCTCGTCCGAAACCTCGTCTGCAAGGATTTCAACATCCGCGAAACGTCCTCCGAAGCCTGGCTCAATTTTGAGCAGCTGGACAATCGTGACACCTTCCAGCTCGACAAGGAAAACCGCCGCCTGATCTGGCAGCACCACATGGCGGACGGCAAGACGCAGGAGCGCGTGCTTTCCTACCCGCGATACGGCATCGGCGGCGCGGACCTCTCCAAGACCACTGACCTGACGGCGGCGAAGGTGCTGTTTCAGGTGCCAGAGCTGCCGGAGATCCTGTTTGTGCTGCAGATGTACTGGCTGCCGCAGGAGCTTTTGGAAAAGCGCGTCACGGAAGATAAGATCCCATACGACAAGTGGCATGAGCGCGGGCTGCTCAGATTATCAGAGGGAAACAAGATCCGCTATGAGGACGTCAAAGCATGGTTTGTCGAGGTGCAGGAAGATCTCGATATTTTTCTGCCGTTTTTCGGCTACGACGCATGGTCTGCGTCTTACTGGGTAGACAGCATGGCGGACTATTTCGGGAAAGAGGCCATGATCGCCGTGCATCAGGGGGTCAAGACCCTGTCCGAGCCAATGAAGCGATGCGGGAACGACCTCGAATCCAAGCGCATTATTTACAACAACCACCCGATCGACAAGTGGAACCTCGCAAACACCGCCTACGACGAGGACAAAAACGGCAATATCCAGCCGCACAAGACGAGCAAGTCCACACGCCGCATTGACGGAACGGCGGCCCTGCTAGACGCCTACACGATCTACGATCAAAAGCAGGCGGAATACACCAGTATGCTCTAGGAGTGAGACAATGGGATTTTTTAAAAACCTCCTGACAAATATCACGACGACCAAGCGCGTTTCAACCGTGCAGATGGTGCAGGAGCGCGGAAACGGATTTTACAGCTACAACGGCAAAATGTATCAGTCCGACATCGTCCGCGCCTGCATCCGGCCGAAGATCAAGGCCATCGGCAAGCTGACGGCCAAGCACATAAGGGAAACGGTCACGGCCTCGGCGCGGAAGCTCGCCGTAAATCCGGAGCCGTATATCCGGTTCCTGCTCGAGGAACCGAACCAGTACATGACAGGCCAGCTGCTGCAGGAGAAGCTGGCCGCGCAGCTGGTCCTCAACAACAACGCCTTCGCCGTGATCCTGCGGGATGAAAACGGCCTGCCGAACGCCATTTTCCCGGTCGCGGCCATGCAGGCAGACGCTGTCTATGACGCGGGCGGAAATTTGTATCTGAAATTTTACATGCAGAACGGCAGCGTCCTGACGTTTGCCTATGACGATATCATCCACCTGCGCGGGGACTTTTACGAGAATGATATCTTCGGCGACACCATTGCTCCGGCCATTGTGCCGCTGATGGAGATCGTCACCACGACGGATCAGGGCATCGTCAAGGCCATCCGGAATAGCGCCGTCATCCGCTGGCTTTTGATGTTCGCAGCCTCCATGCGCGCGGAGGATATCAAGAAGCGCGCGCAGGACTTTGCCGACAGCTTCCTCAATGTTTCCAACGGCACGGGCGTCGCGGCCGTAGACGCAAAGGCAGAGGCGAAGCAGATTGACCCGAAGGATTACGTCCCGAACGCCGCCCAGATGGACAAAACCACGCAGCGCATTTATGCCCTGTTTAACACCAACCCGCATATCGTCACGTCCATTGCGACGGAGGACGAACAGAGCGCGTATTTTGACGCCGAGATCGAGCCGGTGCTGAAGCAGCTCAGCGGCGAGTACACCCGCAAGCTATTCTCCCGGCGCGAGCGCGGCTGCGGGAATCGCATCGTATTTGAGGCGTCCGCGTGGGATTTCGCGTCGACCTCGACAAAGCTGAACCTTTTGCAGCTGGTCGACCGAGGCGCGCTGACGCCGAACGAATGGCGGCGTGCGTTCAATCTTGCACCGGTAGACGGCGGAGACAAGCCGATCCGCAGACTGGACACGCAGCCGGTCGACCGGAACACCACGCAGAAAGGAGATGAAACCACATGAAGATCAGCATTCGCGGGCCCATCGTATCCAGCAACCTGCACCGCTTCTATCAGTTTTACGGAATGGAGGCGACGAGCCCAAGATCCGTAGCCGACGCACTTGCCAAGGGCAACGGCGAGCGGGCGGAAGTCGAGATCAATTCCGGCGGCGGCGAGATCTTCGCCGCAAGCGAGATCTACACCGCCCTGCGCAGCTACGCAGGCGGCGTCCACATCCGCATTGTAGGCCTCGCAGCCTCGGCCGCGTCCATCATCGCTATGGCGGGAGAATCAGAAATGACGCCTACCGGCATGATGATGATCCACAACGTCCAGACAGAGGCCAGCGGCGATTACCGCCAGATGGAGCACACCGCAGGGACGCTGCGCGACGCCAACCACGCCATCATCTCGGCCTACGTCGCAAAGACCGGCAGGCCGGAGGCGGAGATCGCCGCCATGATGGACGCAGAAACATGGATCACAGCGGAGCGGGCCGTAGAACTCGGACTCGTTGACCGCGTGATGCAGCCGGACACCGGCCAGAAGCCGCTGGCAGCGGATTTTTATTCCGGCATGCTCAGCGAAGACGCGCTCCGGCGCGCGGAAAACTTTTTAAAAGGTCAGGCCGCAGAGCCTGATTTTTTTATGCCCGAACGGGCGCAGGCAGAAGCAAAACTGAAATTTTTAAAACTCAAAGGAGAATTGAAATGACAAAGGAATTTTACAACATCCAGCGCCAGAAGCTCATGGACGACGCCCAGAAGCTGCTGGACGAAGGCAAGACCGCAGAGGCGCAGGCCAAGATGAAAGAAGTCGAAGCCCTCGACGCCAAGTTTGAGGAGGAAGCCAAGATTCAGGCAAACCTCAACGCCCTTGCGGGCCAGAAGGTAGCGGCCCCGGCTGCGGCAGCGCAGTCCGTTGACCTGTCCGGCACAGCAAAGACTCCGGACGTGCTCGACCGGTACGATACCGACGAGTACAAGCGGGCCTTTATGAACTACGTTTTGACCGGCAAGAAGATCCCGGCAGAGCTGACCAATGTGGACGCAAACACCAAGACCTCCGACGTCGGCGCAGCCATCCCGACCACGACGCTGCAGAAGATCTACGAGAAGATCGAAGCGACCGGCATGATCCTGCCGCGCGTGACGCACACGTCCTACAAGGGCGGCGTGACCGTTCCGACCAGCTCGGCCAAGCCGACGGCCTCCTGGGTTGCCGAGGGCGCAGGCTCCGACAAGCAGAAAAAGGCGCTCGGCTCCATCACGTTCGCCTACCACAAGCTGCGCTGCGCGATCTCCATGTCGCTTGAGGTATCCATCGTGACCTACCCGATGTTTGAATCGCAGTTTGTCGCCAACGTGGCCGAGGCCATGGTAAAGGCCGAGGAACAGGCCATCATCAGCGGTTCTGGCTCCGGCCAGCCGAAGGGCATCACCAAGGAGACCGTCGTGACCGGCCAGAACATCGACATCGCTGCCGCAACGACCGCGCTGGCGTACACCGATCTGGTCAAGGCAGAAGCACTCCTGCCGCAGGCCTATGATACAGACGCCGTCTGGTGCATGACGAAGAAGACGTTCTTTGAGCAGATCGTCGGCATGGTGGACGACAAGAAGCAGCCCGTCGCCCGCGTCAACTATGGACTCAGCGGCAAGCCGGTCTACTCGCTCTTTGGCCGCGAGGTCGTCCTCGTCGGCGACTATCTGCCGTCCTTCACCGCGAGCGTGACCGCAGACACGATCTTCGCGTTCATCTTCAACTTCAAGGACTATCTCTGGAATGAAAACCTTGGAATGACCTTCCGCAAGTACACCGACAACGCGACCGATGACGAGGTGACCGTCGCGCTGGCACTTGTAGACGGAAAGTGTGTAGACACGAACAGCCTCGTCACGCTGACCAAGAAGAAAGCCTGACGGCGCGCGGCCAACAGGGAGGGATAACCATTGGCTTTGATCAACGTTGCAAAAACCGCCCTGCGGCTGACCACAAACGCCCTTGACGATGAGCTCAAAGACGAGATCGACGCCTGTCTCATGCGCCTGCACCTTGCGGGCGCAGAGGGAGCGGACGAAGATCCGCTGGTAAAGGACGCCGTCCGCGCCTACGTCCGCTGGCAGCATGATTTCTGCGGCCGGGGCGAGGAATGGAAGACCTGCTTTGCAGATATCCGCGACGCTATGGGGCTGTCCGACGATTACCGGGCAGTCCAAGCCAGCGGCGGAGCAGGAGGTGCTTGCTGTGATCTTTGACACGCAGATCACGCTGCGCCTGTTCTCCTACCCCATCGTAAACGGCCAGACGACGGAAAAGCTCGAGCGGGAGACCACCGTCTGGGCTGCCCGAAAGTCCGTAAACCGCGCCGAGTATTATCAGGCCGCACAAGCCGGCAAGCGCACGGACGCAATTTTCCGCATGCACAGCGCGGAATACGGCGGCGAGCAGCAGCTCGTCTGCGGCTCCGACGTCTTTGACGTCGTCCGCAGCTACGGGCAGGAAACAGAGGAAATCGAGCTGACCTGCAAACGGAGGGACGGCGCATGATGATCTATGAGGCGCTATCAAGCCTGAGCGTTCCGGTCTGCCACCCGCCCTATAAGGGCGCGGAGGAAACCTACATCACCTATCAGCTGCTCGGCCAGTCCGGCCAGATCTACGCCGAGGGCGGAGAGGCCGAGACCGGCGTGCAGTACGCCGTTTCCATCTTCGCAGAGGGCTTTGCCGCCGATCTGCTCCAGCGCACGAAAGCCGCGCTGGAGGCCGCAGGCTACATTGCTACCGTCGACATGGAGACCTACGACAAGGAGACGGGCCGCACGCAGATCGCGCTCATCGCCGAGACGGAGGGCGCAGCCTATGGCTAACATCTCTATCACCGGCGCCGACGAACTCATAGCCACGCTCCAAAAAGCGAATGTCTTTGATGAGGACATGCAGAAGGAGCTCCTGTACGCCGCCGGGGATATCATCGTCGAGGAGCTGCAAAATGCCGTCCGGGCGAGCGGGTTCCGAACGGAAGCCTACGCCTCCAGCGTGAAATACCGCAAAACCATCAAACGCGACAAAAACGGAGACCCGTATATCACCATCACGGCAGTCGGCAAAAACGAGCACGGAACGCGCAGAGCGACCGTGCTTTTTGTTTTGAATTACGGCCGTGCGAAGGGGTACGGGCAGATCACAGGAACTTATTTTTGGACAAAGGGTGTCCGCAACGCGCAGAAGCGCGTGAACACGGAACTTGAAAAAATCCTCACACAAAAGCTGAAAGAAAGGGGCTTACTGTAATGCCTAGTTTTGACTTACGCGGCATCCGGGCGGGAAAGTATAAAAACACGTCCGGCACCGTGACCTACACAGAGCCGACCGACGTCGGCGACGCCATGAGCGCGCAGCTGGAACTCAAGTTCGCCGAGGGCCGCCTGTACGCGGAATCCAAGCTTGCCGAATATATCAAGCTTGCCACCGGCGGCACGATCTCGCTGGCTGTCAAGTACATCAAAAGGGCCGCACAGGCCATGCTCTACGGCTGCACATCCGATACGAGCAAGGAAAATCTGAAATTCTCGGCCAAGGACATCGCAAACTATGTCGGCGTTGGCTTTTACGCGCCGGATAAGATCGACGGCGTGACCAAATACACCTGCGTCTGGGTGCCGAAAGCGCTGTTCGGCCCGCCCTCGCTGTCCTACCAGACCAAGGGCGAGAACATCCAGTTCAACACGCCGACCACGACCGGCGAATTCCTTGCGGACGATTCCACCGATGAGCTGCTGCTCGAGACCGAGACCGTCGACACAGCGGCGGAGGCCGTTGCCTGGATCAAGGGAAAACTGGGTGAAACCTAATGGAGACGACCAAACTGAAAACCATTGACTATGAATTCGAGGGCCGGGTATACCGCCTCGAGTGCAACATGAACGTCATCGCCTACGTGCAGGAAGAGTACGACGGGAATCTTTTTCAGGCGCTCGACCGGATCCACGGGATCAAGAGCACACTGACCTTTCTGGCCGGTATGCTGACCGACGCCGCCGACACGCAGGGGATCAAGGACGAAAACGGGCTGCCGCTGGTATTCACCAGGAAGCAGCTGGGCCGGAAGCTCACGCTGCCACAGACCATCGAGGCAGGAAAGCTGATCTATCCGCTGGTATTGGCAGAAGTCGTGAGGCAGAAAGAAGCGGGCGAAACGACACAGGAAGAGGAAGACGAAAAAAACTGACACAGCCGGGGGAACCAAAGCAGCTGGGCTTTGATTTCCCCGGCTATCTCGCAATCTGGCTCTTCCGGCTGCATCTGCCGGAGCGGGATTTCTGGAAAACCATGTCCCCGCGCCGCATAACGCTTCTGCTTGACGCGCTTGCGCCGCAAAAGCAGCCGGAGCAGCAGGAACAGCCGCAGAGCCTGTCGGCCTATCTGAACGGAGGCACCTAACATGCCGAACATCAATACAAAATTTACGCTTTCGGGCGAAAAAGAATACAAGCAGGCCATTTCCGAGATCGGCAACGGAATGAAGGTGCTGGACGCCGAGATGCGGAAAGTAACGTCTGCTTATGGGAAAAATGCAGACAGCGCAAAGCTGCTAGGGCAACAGAATGACATCCTGCAACGGCAGATCTATTCGCAAACAGAAAAGATCCGCTATATGCAAGAGGCTCTGAAAAATTCCGTAAAAAAAACGGGAGAATCCAGCAAAGCTACAATGGCGTGGCAGGCCAGCCTGCAAAACGCAACAGCGAAACTGAACGATCTAAATAACCAGATGCGCGAAAATGAACAGCGCATGAATGGGGAGAAGGAACGCAAATACCGGGAGAATATCGAACGGCTCAGCGCAAGCATGGACGTGCTGGACGCCGAGATGCGGAAGGTATCGGCAAAATATGCGGATAACGCAGAATCAGCAGAACTTTCGGCGGCGAAAACGGACCTGCTAACCCAAAAAATAAGCCTGCAGTATGACAAAATCGATAACCTGAAAGCTGGACTCGAAGAAGCCGCAGAAAATTACGGATCAAACGCAGTGGAAACGCTGCGCTGGGAAAAAGAACTCAATAACGCGGAAGCCGAGCTTTACAAGCTGAACGGGCAGCTGAAAAACAACACAGAGCAAATAGAGGACACGACCACCGCAACCGAGGACGCCGGGCAGAGCATGGGCAACCTCGGCGACGTAGTGAATGGCCTGACTTCAAAGCTTGGAATCCAGCTGCCGGACAGCATGAAATCATCCATGAACGCCATGGGCAGCCTCGATGCACAGTCGCTGGCGCTGGCTGGCGGCTTTGCTGCCGTCGCGGCGGCGATTGTCAAGGCAGAAAAAGCCATGATCTCCATGACGAAGGAGTCCGCCGCCTTTGCCGACAACATCATCACGCTATCCATGCAGACCGGCCAGTCGACACAGCAGCTGCAGGAGTTTGCCTATGCGTCCGAGCTGATCGACGTATCCGTAGACACCCTGCAGGGAAGCCTGACAAAGCTGACCAACAACATGCAGGACACGATGAACGGCACGGGCAATGCGAAGGCATCCTTTGAGGCACTGGGCGTCTCCGTGACCAATGCCGACGGCAGTATGCGCAGCGCGAACGATGTTTTCTATGAAACGATTGACGCGCTCGGGCAGGTAAAAAACGAAACCGAGCGGGACGCAATGTCCATGGACATTTTTGGCCGTTCGGCGCAGGATTTGAATCCGCTGATCATTCAGGGCTCGCAGACACTCAAGGCCTACGCAGACGAGGCGCACAACGTCGGGTATGTGCTCGACGACGAGGCGCTTTCTGCACTCGGCGCGGTAGACGACGCATACCAGCGCCTGCAGAACACGCAGGAGGGCGTGAAAAACCAGCTGTCCGCCGAATTCGCCCCGTACCTCGAAGAATTCTACGGCGACGTGACCACCATGGTAAAGGACGGCGGCAAGGCGCTCAAGGACTCCGGCATTGTCGACGCGTTCGGTATGCTGCTGGAGACCGTCGGCGATATCCTGAACCCCATGTCCGACTTATCCAACAACCGCGTCCCGGCGCTGACCAAAGCGCTGCAGCCCCTCGCAAAAGTCATGGCGCTCATGGCCGACGCGGCGGAGCTTTTAAAAGGCGTTATCAACTTTAGCACCGGCCACATCAGCGAGGGCTGGGGACAGATGACGCACGCGCTTGGTTTCGGCTACTCCAGCGGAAACGGAAACAATTATCAAAATCTGCTCGACAGCTACACAGCGCAGCAGTGGGGGCAGAGCGCGGCAGATCTCGCCAAAGCCTACGAGGATGCAGTTGCCAGCGGCGACCCGTCCACCATCGGCATCACAGAGGACGAATGGGTTCGCCGCTATCTGGGCGGCAACGCCGCCGGAACGGACAACTGGCGAGGCGGATGGACGCGGGTGAACGAAAACGGTCTCGAGCGGATCTTCCTGCCGTCCGGATCGCGCATCCAGACAGCCAGCGAAACGCGCTACACATCCGGCGATACCTACAACACCACCGTCTATGTGGACCACGTCGAAGACCTCGACACCATCCTCCGCATCGCCAAAAACGCACGCATTACAGCCAGAATGGGGGCGAAGTAAATGGCAACCTTTACAGTGCAGGCGAGTGGGTCGACAGCAGTTGCAAAGAACCACCCGAATACAAACTACTCAAATCTTGCACAGTACAAGTTGTTTGTGGAACCGTTTACGGGGGAAGCAGGAAACGTCAAGCAAGGGGATAACATATATATCAAATTCCCTGTGCCGGGAGATGCGTATAAATTTAAACGCGTAACAAAGGTGACGCTTACAATATACGCACAGCCGACAAAAGAAAGCGAGACTGGGTATAAACAAATTTGGGCATATGTGAACGGGCTGGCAAGCCCACTCGATGTGAGCACAGTAACATATGTGACTAGGCCGAGCGTTTACAGACAGAGCATTTCGCAGCACGCCGATGGATATTGGTCTACGCTGAACGAGATTATACAGCTAAGTGCAGATTATACGACATACAGTGAAGAACGCAAAACAGAATTAAAAAGCGGCATAAAGAATGGATTTGTTTTTGCGTTCAGAGGAGCGCAGTCTGGAACAAGCGAAGCAATTTTTTATGGGGAAAAATCAACGCGAAAGCCGTTCCTGACATGCGAGTACTCAAACGACAATGTTGGAATAAAAGCAGACAATTTTTCCCCATCGTCAGGAGCGTTCGTAAACAGGTTTCAAAAAAACACATTTACATGGGACGCCGAGGATGACACAGATCTCACGCAGGTTTGCTTCGCAGAGGTCAAACAAACCTCCGCTGTTTTTGAGTGGCGCGTAAAAAACGCAAGCACATCAAAAACGATAAGCGTGTCTGGCGCGACGACCGCTTGCACGGTCCCGGCAAACACATTCCCGTCCGGGACGCTCGAATGGCGCGTAAAGGTGACGGCAAACAGCGGCACGACAACGACGTCCGCATGGCAGGAGATCACGACAACAGACGTTACCCCGACGGCCAAGCCCGTCTCCCCTTCCGGCATCGTCATCGACGCGACAATCGTCAACCGCTTTTCGTGGAAGCACATCATTTCCACCGGCACGCCGCAGAGCAAGGCGGATCTGCAGTGGTCTGCCGACGGTACGACGTGGAACACCCTTGCGACCGTCGCGGGAGAAAACCAGTATTACGATGTTCCGGCGAACAAATTCACAAGCGGAACAAAATACTGGCGCGTGCGCACCTACAACACAGACGGCACGCCGTCAAACTGGAGCGACAAGGCAGAGTTTATCGCCATCAACGCCCCATCGGCCCCGTCCATCGTCATCCAGTCCACCGGCCCGCGCCCGCGCATCACCTGGCAGACCTCTGAGCAGGAGGCCTATCAGCTGACGCTCTCGAGCGGCTACGCCTCCGGCACGGTCTACGGCACGGAGAAGGCATGGCGCTCGCCGGTCTACCTCGCCGACGGCAGATACACCATTCGCGTGCGCGTGCAGAACAAGTACGGCATGTGGTCCGAGTGGAGCACAGCCGCGCTCCCCGTTTCGCACACCGAGGGCGAGGCGATCACACTGTCGGTCGACGCGGCCCACGAGGCCGCGCTCACATGGCAGACCGCAGGCAGCTATGATTTTTATCTGATCGAGCGGGACGGCGTCGCCATTGGCCGCACCGTCCAAAAGCAGTACGTCGACCACACCAGCATCGGCTCCGTCACCTACCGCGTCCGCGGCTGCTACGACGAAAGCGATAACTACGGCGTGTCCAATTCCGACACTGTCGAAATGCTGCCCGAGACCAACATGATCTGCGACCTCGAGACCGGCGTCTGGCTCGAGATGCGCCTGTCCGAAACGCAGCTGCGCACCAACCGCACCAGTTTCTCGGCCGGCGTCTCGACCGTCCATCTGGCGGGCCTTG